TGACTGACGGATACTCGCTGAGGTGCCGAGATAAAGTTGTGATGTGGTGCTAAATGTCGACGCCGTGACAGTGCCGACTGCTGCGTCGATATTACCACCAAAAACAGCTTCGTTTGTATCCATTTGCAAATAGAGAGGCCATCTACTATTCGCAGTCTGTGTCCACGAATCACTATTGGCGACACCTGACAGGAAATACATGCGATTATCATTTTGGTGAATCATACCAGTGCGGTGATCGCTATCACGAAGATATAAAGTCGGTGAACCACCGGTAATGACCATTTTATTGGCGTTGCAAGTGATTATTCCAGACGAATCAATAGTTCCACTCGCATTCAAAGCCTCTGTGTATACATTGTTCCATCGATATGAAGAGCTTCCGAGGTCTATTCCACCAGCACTGTAAGTACCTAAATAATTAGTTGGAAATATTTGGTTAGCGGTAAAATGAAGCCCTGCACCGTTCCCTCCGTAATTGCGTAGAATAGTTCCACCAGCATCTATAAACATACCATGGTTGGTGTCACTGAATGAAGCGCGTATGTTCCCTCGCACTTCCAATTTACTATCTGGATCTGTCACCCCGATGCCGACATTACCCGTAGACCTATAAATATTACTTCCACTTAAAGTGAAATAGTTCGTTCCGTCAACTCCATCAGCCCCCCTCGGAACTGTAAAATCGAAAACCGCGGCAGAAGAAGATCCACTATTCGTAACGGAACCGTTTGTACCGGGTGCGCTGGTCGTAGTGGTACCGACCGCGATCGTCGCCGCGGGTCCCTGAATACCCTGAATACCCTGGGCACCTCTCGGAATAGTAAATTCAAGGTTCGCAGCCGTTGAAGTTCCCGTATTCGTGACACTCGCAGATGACCCGGCGGCCCCGGTTGTCGTAGTACCTATCGCGACCGTTCCGGCGGGACCTGTAGCACCCGTATCACCTCTCGGGATAGTGAAATCAAATGACGCAGCCGATGAAGACCCCGTGTTCGTGACACTCGCATTGGTTCCGGGAGTACCCGTTGTCGTGGTGCCGACCACAACAGTCGCGGCGGCTCCCGTTTCACCTTGAATACCCTGAATACCTTGAATACCCTGGTCACCTCTCGGAACTGTAAAATCGAAAACGGCAGCGGAAGTCGTACCCGAATTTGTCACCGAAGCGTCCGATCCTGCGGCCCCCGTTGTCGTGGTGCCGACCGCAACAGTCGCGGCTGTTCCCGTAGCACCAACGTCACCCCGTGGAATCACGAATTTAAACTCTGCGGCTGTGGGTGTTCCCTCATTCGTGACAATCGCGTCCGTACCGGGTAAACCCGTATCCGTACTGTGGACGGCGAGTGACCCGACAGGAGCGTTCACCAAAAGTGACCCGTCCCCTTCGAACGACACTGCTTTCACGCGCCCCGGAGTTGCGTTTATTTCGACTTGCGAACCTACACGTAAATCGGTATTCACGTACGCGTTACTGTTTACGTGTAAGCCGGAATGTGGATCATTCGTGACAAGACCGACCCGGTTATTCGTCGTATCGACAAACAAGTGTGATGACCCGACGAGTAAATTACTCGTGACATCAACCTGGCCTGTCAGGATATGCTGGTTCATCTATAATTAGTAAACATCTTTTACGAGTGGGATACACTCGTAAAAGATGGGGGTCTCTCTCAACCGGGATCGAACCGATGACCTCGCGATTAACAGTCGCACGCTCTAACCAACTGAGCTATGAGAGACGGGGAAACCCTTTCCCATCTTATACTGGTGACTGATCTTTAAGCCCGTTTAATCGTTTCATAGTGATGAGGGATATGGAAAAAAGACCAGCTGATGTGTTTGCGACAATCATGGGAATGACCGTATAATAAATCGAGTATACGAGACCGAGAATACTCGCGACGATGTTTATACCCAGGAATGCGTAATTAAGTGCGTCTGTATCCTTTGTCCTGTATACGTGAACGATTTGGGGTACGAACATGATCGTGATTAAAATGGAACTCGCGAGACCTATACCCTCGACGAAACTATCCATACTTACGGAAAGAGTGTTTCATTTCTCTAAGTTTCTACTCTCTGAATACGTCGTTTCATGTCGATGATATCGAGCTCGAATTTTGTCGATTTACGCTCGAGCGCTGTTACTTTTGACCGTAACTGACTGTTTTCAGTCATTAACGTGGCTACGAAGTGTGGGGTCTGGATCCCCTCAGTTTTACCCGTAGGCGTTTCTGGTTTTTCTGGCCAGGTAGGGTTCGCTGGATCTTCTGTGAGTGAAGGGAGGTCACGTAAAGCTTTACGGTACGCGAGCCATTCTTTATAGAGTGTATCCTCAATCTGGTAATCCGAAGAGAAAACCCAATCCACCTCGGCGAGGCGTCTGTTACGTTCCTGGCGGAGTTCCTTGAGGGGTTGGGCATCGATCAACTCTTTGAGTTTCGCTTCGAAAACTTCCTTGGGGGGTTTTTCTCCACCGACTATTGTAAACTTATCATAATCCGTGTTTGCTACCATGTGCTGAAAATCATTACCCACCAAACTTAACATTACGTCGTGAGCCAATCTTGTATCAGACATTCTATTATATGAAAATAATATTATGTGGGTGTTATTAGTCGTATAGACATGTGAGAATGAGCGTAGGTGTTACTACCGTACCATACAACGGTACTCACACCCTTCAATGCAATTGTATCACCCGCATTAGCTTCGATATAATAATGAGACGTTGCCTGATTATGTTTGTCTCCGACAACCTGAGTTCCGTAACCTCTAAGTCTGATGACCGAATACGCTGCGTTGTTCACGTACCATTCGTGATTTCCGTCATATTGCCCCGAGTTATTTACAAGCATATCTGCGTGACATTCATATATACCTTTTACTGGACATGTAAAATAATTTCCATTATGAATACCCGGTGGATTTTCATATATTGTACCGTTGAAAGGTATATAATTACCACTCGTGACGGTCGTAGCACTACCGTTTATGTAACGATGTGCTATTATCGTGGGAACTTGTACAGTTCCACTCACTTTCAAGTTCCCCCTCACATCCAACTGAGCCTCAGGGACTTTCCCGATGCCGACGGCCGTGTCGCTGATGACCATGGACCGCCCGGTTCGGCCCAAGTTGTAGAGTTTCTTGACCTCCGAGGGTTCGAGGGCGACCGAGTAAATTTTGAAGTTTGAAATTTTACCATTTACATCACCCGAACCCGAACCCGAACCAACGATATCACCAATACTATAATTACCATTTGCTAGTGTAAGCGATTGATTAACGGCAGCTCCATTCGAACTTGTTAATCCGAGTTCGACACCGTTTAGGAACACTTTCCTACTTGTACCACCACCGGAATATGTGAATACGAAATGATTCCACGCGTATAACTGGGTGGCCCCGTTATATACGTAATCATTAGCATAAAAATAATATTTTAGAGACCCAGTCGTATAGTTAATTCCTATAAGATCGTTATCACTTCTCGATCCCATTTCAAATACAGTCTGATTAGTGGCATTGAAATTACCCCAAAATGATATAGAGTGTACATAATCACCCGATATCCCAGAAATTTCACCTTCTATCGTATCAGTAGTCCCATCAAAAGTAAACGCCTTATCCACCGGGGAGTAGGAGGCACCGTTCACGAACGTCCCATGATTCCCCTTCCCCGAGATATCTGTGGGTGAGCTGTTCACGGTGGTATCGAAATCCAGCACCAACTTCTCGGGTCTCGGGGTTTCCGTATCCACGTCGTACCGCGAAATGCGGGGAACATCGAGGGATCTCGTGAGGGACAACGAACCCTTATCGAGGGTCGTGGGACCGGGGGTGCCGAAATACTGAATTTCTGTAACAGCAACATAATCACCTTGTGTTGGTCCACTAGCTGTGAATGTATTATTTAATTTTTTGGTCACAATAAAACCATATTGAGAATAATACTTTGATGAATTAATATTATTTATTTCGTTCCACTGTTCTTGTTGATAATCACCAAAATCATAATTGGTTACATGTTCCCATGTAACTCCATCATTAGAGCCCCATATTTGACCCCTTTCTGGACCTTGTCTATTATTATTATCATCGGGGCTACCACTTAATCCATATACTCGTGCACTACTGAGTTTTATAGGATAAGGTAATTTCAATACTACATACTCACCAGGTGGTGCTGAGGAGTAAAGACGAGCCGTACCATTGTAAGCATCCTCCGTCCCTGTATATGTATCAGCAGATATCCACCTTGAGCTGCTGTCGATACGTCCATCAAACGCTTCCCACCCTTCCCAAGATGAATTACGAACACTACTAGCACTCACACTAAAAACCCCATGCCCCTCCACCAACGTTTCGTACCCTGTCATAGCCCTAGGAGGATACTGTTGGAGCCTTTCATCTCCCGCGAGTTCCAATTGGCCCGAGGGTTCGGTGACCCCCACCCCCAAGTTACCCTTGTAGAGGGTCACTTGGGACTTGGACCCCAAGAAATAGTCTTTTTGGTAATCGTAGAGTTCCCTAACCTGGTCGGCATTGAGGGCCTTGGAGTAGAGACGGAAGTTCGCGATGGAACCCGCGAAATAATAGTTATTTCTGCTAAAATCGTTACCCAATGAAAACGAAGGTGAAGTACCAAGTAAAAGTGTGTCATCTGTTCCCGTCTGTGTAAAATCTGATAAGGGTGTACCGTTCAAATAAAAGATTTCTGTGCTGATACTTCCGGTATAAACTGCTGATATATGATACCATTGATTTTCAACAATATTTACTGTAAATCTTTTATCATTCGCATAATGATACCATGCAATAGTTGAAGATGTATCGTTACCCCTATATTCTATAGAGCTGTAATTTCTTTCTGTACTTGCGGTATTCCACAATCCAAATAACGTCACCTGCGACGCAAGTGAACTGAATTTTACCCATAAACTTATAGTGTGTGTCTGATTATCGGTCCAATTTGTTAGAGAACCGTTTATATAACTACTAGACCCATTAAACACAAAAGATTTTGTAGTAGAATCGAGTGTTACATTATATGGTGTTCCGTTTTGGTCTCCACCAGCTAGGTCCGTCACCGTGCTCGGCATAGCCGTCAAGTCCTTCGCATCATAGTAGACCTCCAACTGGGTCCCCGTGGTCGCCGGCACGTTGTACACGGACTTTAGGGTGGTGTCTAGGGAGCCACTGCCTTCTTCTCGACCATAATATTCTAAATCGTCAATAGCGAAATAGCCACCTGTACCTATTACTTTCTTAATAACCAAACCTAAATATTTATATGCTCCGATGTAAACACTATCGGTATAAGGTATACCAAATGTTTGAACCTCTCCACTATTCGTATCTGAAAGTATTTCTACCCAGTTTACGTTGTCGTTCGATCCGTATATCTTGATTTCTTTTGGTGCACGGCTCTCATCTCGACTGATGAGACGAATACGTTCCAGTCTTATTTTAACAGGTAATTCTAATTTAACCCATTCACCATCATCTGCACCCGTTCCTAAGTTATTAGCGGGACTTAATACATAGTCTCCATTACTATCATACGCCGAAAAAGAGCCGTTTATCCATGTTTCACCACTTACGAAACCACCCGATATCTCGTCGAATAGTTTCCACGCATAATAAGTAAAAACACCCAATTTGTTACCCGTAGTATATTCACTACTCGCTGTTACCACATACCCATCCTGTGAAGCCGAAGTCATAGCCACCTCCGGGTACTTCCGCAAGGGTCGATCGTGGGGTCCCGTGTATTCGGCAACGACGTTGGAGTCCACGAGAACTGCGGCAGGGTTCGTGTAGAAGGTGTTCCCGGTGACTGTGAGGTTATTGGAGACGAGAAGGTTCTCCGTAACTGTTAGGTCATCCGAAACGACAACGTTCCCCGTGACCGTGAGGTTTGAGGAAACGGTGACGTTCCCCGTGACCGTGAGATCTCGCCCTACCGTGGCATTCGCGGTTGTCGTAAAACCCGTGGTCGCGTTGTCGAATTGGAGAGTGGTTGTCGTGACATTCCCCGTATCGGATACGCGTTGGAGACCGTGTGATGGATCAACCGTGATCCCACCGATAGTTATTCCCTGAGCGTACACGTTACCCGTTCGGAGACGTAAGTGTGCGTCTTCAATATTCAGGTACGTGTTCTGGTTATTGATCGACATCTAATATAGCGTAAGAAATGATTTACGTGTTATTAGGTGTGGGGATAACTGCTATGCAGTTGGAACAGTCGGCCAAACTGGGTTCGCTGGATCTTCTGTGTTATCGGGAAGATCCCTGAGAGCTTGGCGGTACTCGATCCACTCCGTTTGTTTCGTGAGGGTTTCGTGCGGCCAATCGGGGAGGGCATACCTATCCGTTTTAGCGAGGAGGGTGTCGCGTTCACGTCGCAATCTTTTCAAAGTTAATTCATTTTGTAACGTCATAGTCCAATAGTCTTCGCATTCTTGTTGTGTTGGGATAATAAAAGGTGTTTCGGTATACACGTTCGCTTCTTCGTTCCATGTGACATTTATGTTTGAAACATCTTGATCTGATGTATATGTAGTTTGATTTATCCAAATTACATTACTTAAATCTTCATTCGAACCCTCCTTAAATGTGATACTTTCACCCGGTCTTAAATAATTTAATACAAGCAAGATATCCATTAGTATCTTATACTACTTTAAGAGCCATAAAAAAATTCGTCGTTCCACGCTCGTAATTATAATCGGTTGTAGTTGCACCCGTCGTCCGATTTGTGTAAACAGTGCCACTCCCCGCACCCTGACTATGGAGTATTTCTAATTTTAATTGTGAACCGGGGCTAACGGGACAGTTTGGTATCAAAAACTTAGAACTTGCTATAGCTGAGTCTAGTGTACTACCATTATCTGCGTGATGTGATATGGCGATCATACCACAACCCTTACTATTACTA